TCATGAATATCGAATACCAGGATAAGGGTGCTGCGGCAAACATCATCATCACCAGTACCGTTTTTGAGTTTCGTCGTCATGTTCGCGTCGTTGATATGGTTCTGATGTGTACGCCGGGGGTTATTGCAGAGCGTCGCGGATTCTTCCTGATGAAGACAGTGATCTCCGGTCGCTCTAAAGAAATGCTTCGAGCCAATAAGACGGCGAGGCGGGAGGCAGCACGATGACAGTTTTTGAATACATCCAGGCTCATCCAAACACCACCAGCGGTGACATTGCCAGAGGGCTTCACAAGAAGACACCTGTTGTAGCAAGTGCAATATCTCAGCTTTATAACACTGGTCGCGTTGTGAAGTCAGGTATGTGCAACGGTTTCCCTACTTACCGCGTTAACGATCTCCCTTATGGGTGTGGTAACGCACTGCTAATTCAATTCAATCAACTACTGATGGAGTATCGCCGTGAAGCAGTCTGATTTACCAAGATGCCCCGAGTGCGGAAACATGCCCGAATACTCGCTGAAACCCAATCATCTTGGCTGGGTTTGGGGTGGTATCAGATGTCCGTATGACCATTACAGCGTGAAGCTCAACGGACCGGCCAGTAGCCGGGCAAAGGCAGAAGAAACCCTGGCTCCGCTGTGGATTGAGCAAGTTGCAAAAGCCAATCGGGAGAAAACGGAATGAACGCAACCGAAAAAGATAATGTTTTTTATTGCGACTGTGGTTTTTCATGGCGGCGCGGTATGAGCGGTTCACATAATTGTGAGGATGGATTACGGGTAAAACTCACAGACATGGCAGTACAGCTCGCTAACGCCGAGAGCAAGTGCAGGGAGCTGGCGGCGGAGAATGGTCGATGCAAATTTGAAATTTCACGCTGCCACCAAACTGTCGATGAGATGTTCAAAAATCGCGATAAGTGGGTGGATAAAGAGTGGCTGTCTGCAATCTGGTCAACGTCAAAGCGCCTGATGAATGAAACCCCTGCAACCTCCGCTTTTCTGGCTGAAGTGCGGGCGCAGGGTGTGGTCATGTTCTCCGAGAAATTTGGTGGAGGAACTCTGTTATCCGACATGGTTAAAGAGACCGCCAAAGAGTTCGCCGCCCAGCTTCGCAAAGGAGTGCAGTCATGAGCATGATGGATTTCGCAGAAACTAAAAAGGCGATCGACGCCATCACAACCGACTGGTCTATCCGAGGACCGTATCACGAAGACGACGGGAAATATTACGCCTTGCTTCGTGGAGAATGGGTTGGTAGCGGGCATGTCGGAAAACGGAAAGCCCTTGATGCCATTCTCGAAAAGTTAACCCAGGAGGCCGCCCAATGAGCAACATCGACAAACAGGCTTTGCGCCAATTAGCTACCAGGGCAACACCAGGTCCATGGGAAGAAGAAAACGGTGAGGTGTGGATTATGCGAAATGGCACCGCTAATTCCATTCTCACTAGCATATGCGGTGACGATACGTCGGGGCAGCAAGATTTTGATAACGCCAGATTCATCTCCGCAGCCAACCCAACCACCGTGCTGGCGCTGCTGGATGAGCTGGAAGCCGCAGAGAAGCGGATTGCTGGGCTGGAGGCGCGGGAAGTTAAGCCAGTGGCATGGATGAGGAATGCTAACGTCACATCATTCATGTCGAGGTTCACAACCGATGAGAAATATGCAGTTGAGCAATGGGGGGATGATGCGGTAGCGCTTTATGCATCCCCAGTTAATTTCAAGTTGGCATGCTTCACTGACGAGAGAAATCTTAAGTACATCAATGAACGAGGAAGGGAGACATCTCTAATCTGGAGCGAAAGAAATTCAGAAAATGGTGATGTTCAACTTTTCCGCGCCGCTGGCATTGGCGTGAAGGGGGGGTGAGATATGTGGGTATTAATTATCTGGATGATTGGCAGCAGCTCATCAATCGCCACTCAGGAATTTAACTCAGAATCATCATGCCGAGCCGCATTTGCTGAAGTAAAAAAGGTAAACGACGGTGGGGTATATCTTCGTGGCGCATGTACGCCAAAGGACTAACCATGACAACTAACAACCACCCGGCGCACGGTCCTGTATCACTCGATCGCCTGCACCAGATAAGCGAAATACTCAGCAAAGCAGCAGTGCAAAGCGACGGCGGTAATCTCGGCTACGCAATGGCTGATGCTGTGAAGGTTATTGATGTGGCGATAGCGGCATTTGGTGCTGAGCCTGCACCAGTAGATATTGAAATGCTGGCCACTGTACTGAGAAATGCTCCGTTAGCGCCATCAGATAGCCAGGGCAAGCCGAGAGCTCCGGTAGCGCCGGATAATTGCGTAACAGCAGAACACCGTCGCGTTATTGAAATGCTGCTCAATGTTTGCGGGGCCGCATTCGAACTCGCAGATGATAGCTGTCAGCAAGAGGTTGATGGCGAAGAGTGCCACGTTGTTCCAGACGACGCATTTCAGAAGCTAAGTGATGCGCTGGACGAAATCGAAAACACTCTCCCGACAGAAGATGTCGACAGGCCAGACGTATTTCTTGCCTGGTCGGCAATGCCAAGGGCAGCGCTGAAATCTATTCTCCAGGCTGGCAACTCTCCGGTAACTCCAGATGGTTTGGCTTTGGTGCCTAAGTGGCTAACCGCCGAGAACGGCGCAAAGGGTGTGCTGTCCGGTGAGTTTTCAGAAACGAAATTTATAAACTGCCCAGAGTGTTTTGGTGATGATGAATGCGAAACATGCGACAGCAGCGGTCGAATTGAGATAACAGTGCCAGTCAGTTGGACGAACATCAAAGCCATTTGGGCTAAAGGTGTCGAGCATTTCGAAGCAGCACCTCAGCAGGAGAATGTATAACGTGAACAATTTAATGATCGACCTCGAATCCATGGGCAAAAAACCGAATGCCCCTATTGTCTCCATTGGTGCCGTATTCTTCGATCCGCAAAGCGGTGAATTGGGTCAGGAGTTTTACACCGCCGTTAACCTTGAAAGTGCTATGGAGCAGGGAGCAGTGCCGGATGGTGACACTATTCTTTGGTGGTTAAGACAAAGCTCAGAAGCACGATCAGCAATCTGTGTTGATGATGCGATGCCGATATCGTCTGCACTATCTGAACTGAGCTATTTCATTAATCGGCATTCTGATAACCCAAAATATTTAAAAGTTTGGGCAATGGAGCTACTTTCGACAACGTTATATTGCGCGGAGCATATGAGCGTGCCGGCCAGGGTTGCCCGTGGCAATTTTGGAATGATCACGACGTAAGAACCATCGTTACGCTAGGCAGAAGTGTAGGATTCGATCCTAAGCGAGATATGCCATTCGATGGAGACATGCATAACGCACTGGACGATGCCCGGCATCAGGCAAAATATGTATCAGCCATCTGGCAAAAATTAATTCCTGCTGAATGAATTAATAGAAGAGGTAAAATTATGACTACTACCGATTTTATGGAAGAGCAGGAAGTGTTTGACCTGCTCAAAAAGAAAAAAACGGCAATCTGGCGTTTACGAAAAGAACATGGATTCCCTAACCCGGTGCTTACCTACCCTTCCCGATACAGCAGGAAAGCTGTAATGAAATGGATAGATGAGGGTGGCGTCAACCGAGCTGTTTGACATGCCAGAATATCTTATCAGCATACAGTTCATACGCCGCTTTCTGCTCCACCAGCCAGTCGTGTTTGTTATAAACCGCCATCACTCCCCCCAGCTCATGCCCCAACATCTTTTCAAGGACGTGGGGCATCACCCCATCCCCTGACAAATTCGTTACCAGAGAACGTCTGAAGTCGTGCGTTCGCCATTCTGGTATATCAATCTTATCCCTTAACTTTTTCATGTAGAGATTTGCTGACGAACGATCTATGGCCTTGTCCAGTTCCTGACCGGGAAAGAGAACATCGTTACCTGAATTAAGCAGCCTTTCCACAAATGGCTTTACTTGGTCGAAAACAGGCCTGCGAATCACATTTCCCATCTTGGAATGCTCTGATGGAGTTGTCCAAATCAGATCATCCATGTTGAACTCACTAGCGGTAGCAAGGCGAAGTTCTGACAACCTTGCCCCCCAAAGCAACAGAAGCTGATGAAGCACCTTGTTAGAGGTAACGATCTTGTTGTTTTCCAGCGCTAGCCATATTTTTGCCAACTCGGTATAGGTGAGAACCCGGCTACCAACATCAGGTTTCTTTCCTATGTTCTTAACGCTGAGCTTCAAAACTTCACATGAAGCGATCAACTGTCGGCTTATACACCAGTTCATAACTGATCTGAGTTGGAGAAGCAGCACTCTGGCCTTTTTTCCGTTTTTCTTTTCCTGCTTGTCGAAGAGCCTTACCCAGGCTGAAACAGGAATGTTGACTACCGGTGCATCTGGAAATTCTGTGTACATGGTGTTGTACACAACCGACTTATAAAGCGTCTGTGTATTGGGTTTCAGCGTTTCAACATACTTGCTCCACCACTGGTCGAGACACTCCTTGAGCGTTAGCTCACCATCTTCTTTAGCAAAATAATTTTTAGGGTTTAGTCCCTTGAGGTACAATTCGCGCATCTCACCCACGATGACGCGAGCATCTTTCAGAGACATTGCCGGATAGCGCCCTATAGTAAGGCGCACAGGCTTACCGTTCCAACGGTAGCGATGTTGAAACGTAATCGTTCCTATCGGGGTTATG